CTGATCGGGGTCCCAGCATTCCGGGCACACCAAAAGCTCGTAATTCTTGGTTTTGATGACCTCGCGGCGCAGTTGCTTGAGCAAATATCGTCCATCGCACCGATCACACTGTGCGATTGCATATTTACCTGAAGCAAACCGATTGCCCATCAGTACGTGCTTCCAATGAATTGCTGGCGCGGCACAAACCGCACAGCAGCCTTTTCACGATCCTCGTCAGATGCAAGTTGCCATGCCTCGTCATACTGGGCCTTCAGCATCGGGAGACGTTCAAACCCCGAAGGAATTTTCCCTGCGAGGTAGAAGGCCAAACCAGCCGCCATGCAGGGCACGAATCGGAAAGGCACATCCATGACGTTCACGCCGCCACCGGCATCCTGCGTACGGCGTAGACGCCAGTACACGAACTGGTATGACTGCGAGTTGTCAGGTATGGGCCACAAGGTGATTGCAGGGACTTGCGCCCAGTAAACAGTGGCTCCGGCAGTATGTGCGGCAGCAGTTGTGTTCTGCTGACCTCGGAAGCAGTTGTATAGGGTATACCCTACAGTTGCTTGTTCAATATAGCCGTATTGAATGATTTCATTGTCAATCTTAATGAAACCCGTGGCCGGGAGGTTGTAGTACCCGCTGATTGTGATTTGATTTGCGGTAGAAGAGATGCTGCCAATCAAGGTGTATTCGCCAGCCGTGAACGATCCGGGAATTCCGGTCGGTGATGTCTGGCCGTTATAACGCTGTACCCACACCTGAATGGGTCTGGCTTGTTGCAGCTTGTTCGGGAGCGTGGCGTACGTAGAGACGCTGATGCGGGTGATGGTCAGGTCCGCCTGTGTCGCGGCCACGTTTGCACCGGTGCGGATGACGTGCTCGATCAAATCAACCGTGTCGTTTGGCAACGCATACGTGTTTTGACCGGGAACCAAATCAATCGTTCCCTGCTCAATCGTCCACATGTTGATGCCACGGTTGGCCCAGTCGGCAAACATGATGTTTAAACTGCGACGAGCCGTGCGCAGGTCATAACCCGTGCGGAGTTCTGAACCGGCACGTTCAAACGCTTCCTCAACCAGATCGGTGAGGTCAAGATTAAATGCTGAAGTGCCGGAAGTGTTTGCCATAATTTACCATTCGATGCCCGCATATTGTCCACAAGATTGGGATATGGACGACCTGCGGACTTTGCCATGGCTTTTGCTTTTGACTTCTTGGCGGAGGTCAAAGCCTTTGGTTTCCCAAGACCTTTGGGACGTGGCTTGTCCCAGACCTCTCCGCCTTTTGCGTACTCGTCGAAGTCGGTGTTATCCCTCCGAGCTTTGCGCTTCGGACCGGGCATTTTGCTGGGACTGATGGCTCCCATGCCACGAGAACTCATCACATTACACCTCTGCGTGTTTTATTGTTAACGATAAGGCTGACATGGGATTGCCGTACTCCGTACATTTTTGCCAATTTGGTTTGGCTAAATTTGGACGAAAAATACAATCCTTTGATTTCACCGACCTGAGCGTCAGTCAATTTTGACATGCCATTTGTTTCGCCAAATTTTGGAGATGAAGCACATCTTCCTTTTCGGACCTTATCAGCAACATTGTCAGCGTTTGTTCCAACAAACAAATGGCTTGGATTGCAACATTTTCTGTTATCGCATTTGTGCAAAACATGCGCTTCCGAATCTAAAGATTCAATCAGTTTTGCAATCCACGCAGAAACACGGTGAGATGCTGTTGATTTTTTAGATTCAACAAAGAACCATCCATACCCACCGGTATTGATGGCAGATTGCCACTCCCAGCAGGAGTCCGGCTCACCTTGATGAACCTTACTCCAAAACCGAGAAGACAAACTTTTCATGATCAGCACATCTTCCCACGGGTCTTGCCACGGCTGGCAATCCCGTCAGCGGCTTTGACGTAACCGCCGCCAGCCTTCTTGATCACTTTCTTGGGCTTCAGGATGCCGCCATCAGGCTCTTGAGGAGCGGGAATGCCGGACTCTTCAGTCCAAACAGAGTCGCCCTTGGTTTTTTTCTTTTCCAGTTCTTCGTCCATCATGATTGCACCTCAATAGTATTTTGCGCCACGGGCGCCGCGAGCCTGACCCCATCCTTTGGCGGCAGGTTTTGCGGCTTTTGCAGGCTTGGCCTTGACGGCCCCGCCCTTTTTGAAGTTCTCAGCCATCCCCTTCGGGCCAGCCAACCAAGCATTTGGATTCAATGTCTTGTCTTCACGCTTGGCCTGTTGGGCGGCTTTTGCTGCGGCAATTTCTGCCTCAGTCAAATCACCTGCGGCGCGACGAGCGGCGGCACGAGCGTTGTACCCGGCTTGGGTCATGTTGCCGACGTAGCCCGGAACTCTCAAGCCAGCAGTGGCATTCATGATGTTGCTTGCGTTTCGGCCAGCTTCAGAGCTGTCGATCTTTTCGCCACTGACAGGAGCGTACTTGCCTTTGTCAGACGGAATCTGGGCAACTCGTTCGTCCAGAGTCATGGCCTTGTTTGTCTTGGGAGCGCGAGCAGCCAGACGAGAGGTCTCGTCACCGGTATCTGTCTCAGAGTAGCGAACGCCACGAGGACCGCCGGTCGCACGAATCTTTGCCTCTTCATCACGAGACATCATCTTCGGCGCGGCTTTCTTGGGAGGAGCGGCTTTTGGGGTAGAGGGAACCTTGGGGCTTCCCAACCCAACATTCTTTTCAATTTCCAAATCGCTGGTGTCAGCCTCTGCCCGATATTTTCCTTGGCCGGTGGCGGCATCGGTATCGCTCAGAGCTTTATCCAAGTATGTGCCACGGTCTTCCACCGGTGCCATGTTTTTGCCGCCCTTGTCAGACAGCGCATAGCCCAACGCACCAAGTGCGGCGAGGCCAGCTAAATTTGCGTTGCGTCGTGCCATGTCTTACTCCTTAGCAGTAGCCGCCTTTTTTCATGCCCAGAGGCTTGCTGTTGGACATGGCAGGTTGCGCGCCCTTGGTCTTGCCGCGCTGGGCAATGCCGTCAGCAGATTTGTGACCACCTGCCAGACCACCTGCGGCCATCTTAACCATTTGTGCGCCACGCTTGGCTTGTTTCTGGACAGGATGCTCGCCCTTTGCAGGGATGCGGCCACCAGACTTCATGCCATATTCAGCCTTCTCATGCTTGATCATGGACTTGGGAGCGCCCTTCTTTTCCATGAAGGCGATCTCTTTTTTCGCCATAGCTTTGGATTCTTTCATTTGACCACCTTTTGCAAAGAGTTCGCCCTTGCCTTGATTGGTCTTTGGGCGGTTGACGACCTGAGAGTCCGCACGAGAACCCCCTCCAAACTTCTTTCCCTTGTCTGCGGCCAAGAAATCTTTGCCAACAGATTGCGGGATACCAAGTTCTTTTGATTTGGCGGGGTTGTTTGCAACCATCGCCATCATGTTGTGTTGCTTTTGGCTAACCGAGGGCACTTCGCTGCTCCTTCATGAAGTCGTCTATCTTCTTCTCAAGCCTGTCCAGCCGATCCAAAACGCGATTGATGTCCGTGTGGACCTCTGTTTTGGTGACGTACTCCTTGGCAATTTCTTCCCGGGTACGATTCAGAAGGATTGAGATGCGCTGAAGCTCGGCAGACTTCTCCCTCAGACTCCATCCAAGGAGTCCGAGAAATGCTGTCAGGATGCCGTTCCATACCATCAGTTCCATTTAGACCATCCGTCCTTTGGTTTTGCCTTTGGTCGCGCAACCGTCTGCGGCAGTGACGTATCCACCATCAGCACAGTTCCAAGCCCGCAGGGACTTGTTGATGCGGCTATCCGGGTCGTTGGCCGTCTTTGCAGAGGTCAGCTTGGCTTTCATGCCTTTCATCCGGGCACAGAAAGAGTCGCGGCGTGGACCGCCCTCTGGCTGTGGGGCCTTGAGACCCGGCTTCCCCGGATTTGCACGGTTGTAGGAGGCTCGCCCCTTGGCGTTCAATCCGCCCTTGGGGTTCTTGCCTTCCGAGCGTTGCCATGCTGGCGACTTAGCCATAGAACACCGTCACCGATGCCACGTTGGTCACGTCAACATAGACATCAGTGGAAAACTTGATGCCTTCTCCGGGCAGGAGAGCGTTGAACATTTCAGCAACTGCGGGCGTGTTCAAAGTGATTTTGGCTGTGCCGGAAGCTCCACCATCTTTCAAAACCACAGAACCCGCAGATGCGGTCGTGGTGATTAGGATGCCTTTGACTCGGGCAGAACCAGCCACCATAGTACCGTCAGCTGTAGCTGTGGCACTTAGTATGTCTGTTTGCATGGCCATAAAGACCTCCTATTAGGCCGTACGGGTGAACACGTAGGCGGTGGGGCTGGAGAACATGATGGTGTAACGGGCCAAGCCAGTAGCGCCAGCAGCAATCGTCAGATCACCGAAAGAACCGGCGGTGTCAGCGGCGGCGCTGGACAGGATGGCGTTGGTGTTCACTGCCATGGTCACGGTCGAAGCGCCAGCGGTGTTGTCAACGAACAAATCCAACACGGTGCCACGAGAAGCACCCAACAGATTACCAAGAGCGGTGCCGGTGGGCATCGTAATGGTGGTCGAAGCAGCCGACGTGGAGGTGATGTAGCCGTCAGCAACTTGAGCTGCGCTGGCATCGCCGGTGGCGTTGATTGCGTTGAAAGAGGTGGGTTGATGCCCTTGAATGAAGCCGTTCTGAGATACGACCGGGCCGGAGAATGTAGTGCGTGCCATGTTTTTTCCTTACATGCAAGTTGGGCGTATCTGTCTGCATGTCGTCAGCCGGGACTGTCAGATACACCGGGGACCCCGGAATGTCTTCAATATATACGATTTAAACGGGAGGTGCAAGCGTTTAAATCGAAAAAAAAAGGGAGGCCGAAGCCTCCCTCTCTTTGCGGTGTCGCTGGATCAGGTCGAACCAGACGAACCCCACATGCCCAGAGGATCAGACCAGCCGAACGAATAACGCTCGCGGGCCTTGTAACGCACGTTACCAGTGTCGAAGTCACCGTCCATGCTGTTTTGCAGGGGGGTGCGGACAAAGTGCTTCATGCCGTTAGGAACGTCGGTGGTCAGGAACCATGCGTTCGGATCGGTCAAGAAGTTGTTAACGGTGTAACCTTCGGGGATTGCGCCCATTTGCTTGATAGCGTTGATGTCGTTATCAGCAGTAGCCACACGCAGTTCGGTGTCAAGCAGACGCTTGGCAACGAACATCAGGGCCGGGGGAACAACCATCTTGCGGGGCTTGGCAGCGATCAGCAGACCACGTTCATCCGTCCAAGCAGCGATCTGAATAACAGCGTTTTCCAACGAAGTTTCGTTCAAGTCAGCAGCAGTTGAAGGGACGTTGCTATTGAAACCACCAGAAACCAAAGGATGCGAAGCCGAGAACAGAGGTACGCCATCACCGCCATAATAAGCAGCAGTATTGGTAAAACCGTTGTTCAAGATGTTAGCAGCTTTAACTTGCTTGGTGTAAGCCATAGCACGAGCCAGAGCCTTGGTGTAACGAGCAGACAAGCTGTCGTACAGGTTGTCCTCAATCGCCTCTTCGGTGATTGAGAAACCAAG